ATGAAGCAGTATCTAAACTATATGAATTTGATGAAGTACAAACTTTTGAAAGATTACAAGAGAAAGAATTTAATCCTAATAGTACAGTACAGTTACGAACATTATTATTTGATTACGCTGGATTAAAACCCTCTAAAAAGACTGCGACAGGAGCTTATTCAACAGACGCAGAAGTACTAAAGAAACTTTCTCAAGAACATGAAATACCAAAACATATTCTTAGTATTAGACAAAAGTCAAAAATCAAGAATACTTATTTGGATAAAATTTTACCTCAGCTAGACGGAGATAGTAGATTAAGAACAGGGTTTAATATTCATAGTACAACTTCTGGAAGATTATCTTCTAGTGGTAAAATGAATATGCAACAAATACCTAGAGATAATCCTATTGTAAAAGGTTGTATAAGAGCAAAAGAAGGAAATAAAATAGTTGCTATGGATTTAACTACAGCAGAAGTTTATGTTGCAGCGGTACTTTCTGATGATATAAACTTACAGAAAGTTTTTCAAGATGGGGGAAACTTTCATAGTAGTATTGCGAAATTAGTATTTAATCTACCCTGTAATGTAGAAGATGTAGCAGAACACTATAAAACAGAAAGACAGATGGCAAAAGCTGTTACATTCGGAATAATGTATGGAGCAGGGCCTAGTAAAATATCTCAACAAGTAACACAGGACTCAGGAAGATACTTTAGTATTCAAGAGGCACAAGAAGTTATTGATGATTATTTTAGACAATTTCATAGACTAAAGAGTTGGATTAGTAGATGTGAAGCTCTTATTATGAATCATGGTTTTATTTATTCTCACTTTGGAAGAAAAAGAAGATTACCTAATGTAAGGTCAGATAATAAAGGAGTAGCTAGTCATGAAGTTAGGTCAGGATTAAACTTTTTAGTTCAGTCCATAGCTTCAGACATAAATTTATTAGGCGCAATTGATACTCATAATGAGTTGAAACGTATGCCTTGGGGTTCCGAAGCAAAAATATTTGCATTAGTACATGATTCAATATTAGCAGAAGTATCAGAAACAGCAGTAGATGCTTACTGTTATTTAGTAAGAGAATGTGTTCAAAAAGACAGAGGATTAAGTATCCCAGGCTCTCCAGTAGGTTGTGACTTTGATATAGGTGATGACTATTCATTTGGAAAGTTTGAGGATAAATATGATTTATGACGCACTAGAATTTCCTCTATTTGTTGTACATACAGACAATGTAGAACTAATAGACGGGATTTTATGGGTGGAAGATCAAGTATTGGACGATACAAATATGAAGGGAGATACTATAGGAATAAGAAGATTAAAAAGTCCTATGAAAAGTATGTACCCTTTAAAGTACATGGTTGATGATATACCATCTCTACTGAATCATCAAGGGAAGCATTACATTGATAATTCAGGCTTCTTTTTCACTAAGGAAAAGAAACATAAAGTAGATTTAAAATATCATAAGATATTGAGAGTAGAGAAAAAAACTATAGCGAGTACGCTATGGATTAAAGATTGCCCTTTCCCCTTTACTCTTAAAAGGCCTCTGCCCGAGAATGCTTCTTGGGCAGGGATTCTTCATAGGGCAGGAATTCCGTGGATTTTATATGATATATCGGAGGAAAAGAAAAAGGATACTTGGAGAAAAGTATGAAAGTAAATATGTTAACCGCAGATTTGGAACTACTTGAAGAAAAATTTGAAATTGAAAGTATAAAACTTATAGATATATTTCAAATAGTAGGTCATAGACATGAACAAGCAGGATATAATGCTCTTTTTGATGATATTGCAGAAAATGGATTTAAAAATCCAATTATAGTAATTCCTAATAATCAGTATAACTATGATCTAGCTTTAAGACAAGTTAAGTCTAAGTATGTAAATAAATGGGAATACTTTAGAAGATGGATTTGTATGTATGGAAATCAAAGAATGGATATTGCTTTAAAGTTAGGAATATATACGCTAGAAACAGTAATAACACCTAATATTGAGTGGGCTCACGCAGCTCATCTTAAGCTAAATGGAGATCCCGTAAGTAAGTTATGATAAAAGTATTTAAAGGAATTATACCAAAAATGGCTTGTAATACTATTATTCGAGAGGGGTTAACTCGCCCTTTAATAGACGCAGGTATTGGTAAAAATAATACAAAATCTAAAGGAAGGTCTACAAATATATCTTTTATAGATAATACTTTTCTTAAAAGTTACATATATGAATTAGTTACAAAACACTATAATAATTATGTAATAGAAAAAGCTGAAGATTTACAGTTTGCAATCTATAGAAAAGATGATTTCTATGGACTACATAAAGACGCAGATGAAGAAAATAATAGAGTATTAAGTGTAAGTGTTCAACTTTCTAAATCAGAAGATTATGAGGGCGGAGATTTAATATTTGATTATGATAGACACCCTATAGAAAGAGCACAAGGAACTGCTATAATTTTTCCTTCTAATCTATATCATGAAGTTACACCTCTAACTGTAGGAGTGAGATATTCATTAGTACAATGGTTTAAAGGACATGAAAGCAGTAATAAGTGATAGAATATACTTAGATGTTTTACCCGCTACTAAAAAGAAAATAGACGGGGAGCTTACTTATGCTATCCCATCATTTAAGTTTGGTGATCCACCGCTAATAATTAAAAATATGGGAACTATTAGAGAAGATTTAATAACTATTCCATCTGGTTGTATAACCATGATACCATATGGTTACGATATAGTAGACAAAAGAATACTTAAACCCGTAGAATTTCCTCCATTTAAGTATGAGTTACGATCAAGCCAACAATTAGTATATGATGAGGTAAATGACAACAGTATAATTAACGCTTGGGTAAGTTGGGGAAAGACATTTACAGCTTTAGCAATAGCTGCTAAGCTCGGTCAGAAAACACTAGTAGTAACCCATACTCTAACATTAAGAAAGCAGTGGGAAAATGAAGTTAGAAAAGTATTTGGAATTGAGCCTGGAGTCATAGGTAGTGGAAAATTTGATATAAATAGTCCTATTGTGATAGGAAATATTCAAACTTTATACAGAAGGATTCCAGAGATTAGACGAGAATTTGGACTAGTAATACTTGATGAGATGCATCATGTTAGTAGTCCAACTTTTTCAAGAATTATAGATAAAAGTTGTGCTAGATATAAGATTGGACTTACAGGCACACTAACAAGAAAAGATGGTAGGCATGTAGTATTTAGAGATTATTTTGGAGATAATGTTTTAAAACCACCAAAAGAAAACTTTATGATGCCTAAAATAGATATTTTAAAAATGGATATTCGATTCATGGACGGAAACGCTATCCCTTGGGCTAATAGAGTGAATGAGCTGGCATATAATCCAGAGTATCAAAACTCTATAGCTATGACTGCAAGTGCATATGCTGCACGAGGTCACAAAGTGTTAGTGGTATCTGATAGAGTAGATTTTTTAAAAAACTGTGCCAAACTCACTGGTGATGACGCAGTTTGTGTGACGGGAGCAATCCCTCACGAAGAAAGACCTGATATTATCAATCAGATATTTAAAGATAAAAACATACTATATGGGACTCAAAGTATATTCTCAGAAGGTATTTCTTTAGATATTCTTAGTTGCTTAATTTTAGGCACACCAGTAAATAATGAGCCGTTACTTACACAGCTCATTGGAAGAATAATCCGTCAATATGATGGAAAGAAGCAACCTACAGTAGTAGATGTACATTTAATAGGCAAGACTGCAAAGCGTCAAGCTAGCGCACGACTTGGTTATTATATTAAGCAGGGTTATGAGGTTTCCACCTTGTAACAACCTCCAAAAAATACTACTTGACACGGGCTTCAAAATTTGGTATAATATAATGATAAAATATAATTGGGATAAAATTATGAACGCAACAGAAGGAGATCCAATATCGGTACTCCTCATTATTCATACTTTAACTCATAAGAGGCTTCCTAACAGTACGAGAGATCCAGCATATAAGTACTGGGGTAAAAATTTTTCAGGACACAGTTTCTTGATAAACCCAGAAAAGCTATTAGTAGAACGGAAGAAGTACAGTAGTGTAGAAGCTTCTATGTATGTTATGATAGCATCTTATCGCAACTATTTACATTATAAAGCAACAGGAGATACAACTTTACAGTTGATTCATATCCCCTTTTTTACAGAACTAATAAACAAAAACAGATTGCTTCGAATGGAAGATGGAGTAATTCATTTTAAATTCGAGGATAACGCAAAAGGAAAAAACAATGGCAATTAAATTTAATCAAGCGCAAGGCGCAGCAAAAAAAGAAAAGATAGACCAATATACTTATAAAAATGGAGACAACGTTCTTCGTATAGTAGGCGATCTATTACCTAGATATGTTTACTGGATTAAAGGCGAAAATAACAAGAATATTCCTATGGAATGTCTTGCTTTTGACAGAAATACAGAAACATTCAATAACAAGGAAAAAGATCACGTCCGTGATTTCTTTCCTGACCTAAAATGTGGTTGGGCATATGCAGCACAATGTATTGACCCAGCTGATGGCAATGTTAAAGTCCTTAACTTAAAGAAAAAATTGATGGAGCAAATAATGGTTGCTGCTGATGACTTAGGTGATCCTACTGACCCAGAAGAAGGTTGGGATATCTATTTTCAAAGAGTTAAGACTGGGCCTATGGCCTTCAATGTTGAGTACAGATTACAGGCACTTAAATGTAAGAAAAGACCTTTAACCGAAGAAGAGCAAGGAAAAATTGCAGACCTTCGTTCAATGGACGATGTCTTACCAAGACCTACTCCAGATGCTCAATTAGAATTACTTCAAAGAGTAACTACTCCTAGTAATGAAACTCCAGATGAAGTCAATGAGGAATTTAGCATTTCATGATTTTATTTACGGCAGACTGGCACTTAAAGCTAGGCCAGAAGAATGTTCCCTTGCCGTGGGCGTGTAGCCGATTTGAATTATTTTTTCAAGAAATAAGACAACTCGAAAATTCACATGATTTTCATATAATAGGAGGAGACCTATTCGATAGAGTTCCCTCTATGGACGAACTCACACTTTACTTCGATTTTGTAAGGGGGGTTACTATACCCACCTTCATTTACGATGGAAACCATGAAGCTACAAAAAAGAACAAAACATTTTTCTCAAACTTAAAGAGAGCAACTCAAGATGTCAATGATTTAGTTACAATAGTAGACAAAACAACAGAATTTGAGAAGTTTACAATTCTTCCATATGCAGACTTACACAAGCCTACATCTATAGAAAATTGTAATGTTAATAAACCTCTCTTTACTCATGTAAGGGGTGAAATACCACCTCATGTAATACCAGAGGTTGATTTGGATAGACTAGCTGCATTCCCAGTAGTTTTTGCTGGAGATTTGCATA